ATGAAACGGATTTTTACAGCGGCGCTGGTTTTGGCATTGGCCGGATGCGCATCTACGCAAGACGTTCTGCATAAAGAGCCCGACAGCGTGTTCCATTCCGCCAAGCCGGTTGATGATGTCGTCAACTGTATTGCGGAAAAGAACGGCGCAAAGGTTCGTGAGGCGGCGGACGGTTCGAAATTCGTGCAAATCAAGAATGGCTGGCAGGGAATAACGCTGCTTTTTCGAGTTACGCCAGAAGGTGGCGGGAGCCTGATTGAATTGAAGAAATTTTATCCAATGGGGATCGCCGCGCATAAGCAATGCTATTGAGACTGTCTAATTACAATGAACCGGAGGCGGCATTTCCCGACACCGCCCCCGGCCAGTTTCCACCGCGCTGGACAAGGCAAGTCGCGCAGCGGTCTATGGTGCGGAGAGGAGGCCGCACCAATTCCATTCAATCCGCCCAATCGATGAACGACAGGGCATCTTCCACGGCCTGAGGATCAAGCCCGGCTTCTTTGGCTTGCGTTAGTGCCGTCACCATCGCACCAAACGCCCGCGCTCGACCGCCAGCATCGAAAGCCTGCGCCGGGCGAACAACATCGATAGTCACGGGCGTTGCTAGCTTCGCCGTGCATTCCTCGGCCATGACCTGCGCCATCGGTTGCAGCACCCATTGGGCAAGATGGCGTTGCGCTTCCCGCACAAGCGGTCCCTGCGCGTTCGCGGCGAACATGGCAGGCAGGACGCCGAACGCGGCGAAGATCGCCCCTCGGGCATCGGCCAGCGATTCGACGGCCATTGAACCTTGGAGCGATGGCGTCACATCCTGCGGTCGCCAATCATGCGAAGGAACCGGCCCACCGGCTGCCGTGACGTTCACGGATTCGCGCAACATCACGCGCCCACGCCGACCACGAAAGCCCAGCCCAAGTGTTTCAAGGTCCACGTCCGGGCTTTCCGGGAACGGCACAACCTGACTGCCCAGCGGCGCATTTTCGTAAACCTCGGCTAGCGCGGCTTCCAGCGTGTGAAGCAATCCTGCCGTCAACTGCGAGCGCCGCAACGGGGCCTGCCCCGTCCAAGGCGAACCGGGATCGGGAGCAAGGCGAAAATGCAGCACCTCGGCTGCCAATGCCGTTTCTGATCGTCCGCCGCCAATCTCGGGAACAGATACGCGATAGGCGCGCGGGATGCCGTCACGGGTGGACAAGTCCCAATCGATGATCGGAATTAGCCGGTCGCGGATCAGGAATACCGCTTCCCCTCGCAAGGCAAGGGACCGGGCTGCAATGCACATATCGAACCGCGACAACAGATCGGTGCCCCGAACATCGGCAATCGACAACCCGCTTTCCCAAAGGCTCACACAGGTTTGCACGGTTGCCGTCAGTTCGCCCAGGCCGGTGCGCCCGGCAACATATGCTTCCCGCGCAGCCATGATTTGCGAGGTGTAGCCCGTGCCCGATGTCGAGCGGGTTTCCCGCTTACCGAATATACGATCAAACAGGTTCATGGCTGGCCTTTCGATATGCCCGCAGCAGATCAGCCGCACCGGAATATTGCAGTGCTCGCGCCATTGCTGCGGGATCGATCGACACCGCTTCGGATAGCTGGCCCACGTTGGCACTGTAGGAGCGCGCACCGGCTGGCACCGGGCTTTGCGCCGTCAGATAGGCCGCAAGGCGCTTGATCGCTTCCTTGACCGCCGCCGGGATGCTCGCGCCAGAGTTTGAACCGACCGATGCTTCAATCTGCACATTGCCGCAGGGAAGCATGAGGCCGAATGGTCCACGCCTGAGCGTGACCGGCTGCCAGTCGCCATCCTTCCAGCCGAACGCTTCAGATATAAGGATAGGGCCAAGTGGGGGCTTCCATTCACCGCCGCCGCTGCGCAAGGTCCATACCACGCGCCTAGGTGCCCAGCGCTGCCCGCAGTAATGTTCAACGCGCGTCCAGCACGTCTCCAGCAGGTCGCCCGTGACACCTTCAATCGCGGGATAGCTTTCCGGCGTGCCTTCAAATTGCGTAATTTCGGTTACGTAAGCGCTCACCGCCATCTCCCCGATGCGTGAATGATACGGCGGCGCGGAAGGATGATGCCGCCTGCGCTGCGCTCCTCTTCCTCATCATCGTCTTCATCCTCAAGTTCAGCTTCTGTTTCATCGTATGCAGGCCGCGTCACCAATGAGAGTTCGAACAAGATCGCATGAAAGATCGTGCGGATCAGGGCATGACCTTCGCGGGGATTCTCCTCGGTCGTTTGTTCGGGCAGTTCCACAACCTCGGGAGGAGCAACGCGAAAACCGGGAGATATGCCGCCGACAAGTCCGGCTTCGGATTGGGCCATGAAGTCCTGCGCCCATGTCGTGCGCTGGATTTGCGGTGTCAGAACAGCCTCAAATGTCAGGGCCTCGGACGTGTCAGAAAACGCAAGCGTCTTCGCCTTTTTGCTGGCCAACGGCTTGTCGAAAGAGTGCCCGACCAACAAATGCACTTCGCGCTCTGGCGCTTGCACTGCGTACTCAAAGGCCTTCGGGGCAAATTCTTCCTTCTTGGGACGCCGCCCCTTACCGCCAGCATCGAGAATCGCCCGCTTTTTGTAAGGAAACCGCCCCCGGATACGACGGGAGCCGTCTTTTTTCCGGGCGCGGATTTCCAACTCAAGGGGGTAGATACCCGGCATTTTAGGCCACCGACAGAATGCGGGTCTGCACACCGCGCGTTGCGGTGAAGTCCGCCGTGACAATGCCGGTCAGGACAAGCTGCCCCGATGCCGCGCGCGTATACGGATCGCGGATCAGATCGACGGCACCATAGATGCCCAGGAATGCAGGCGCGATGCCGTTGACGGTCGCGGTCAGGATCGCATGATCGGCAGGAAGCTGATTTGCCAGCACCGGCGCGATGCCATGCTTTGCCATGCGGTCCAGTTCCGAAACGGCAGTGCCGGTCACAAGCGCGTCGTCGAGCGCGCCCCAAACCGCAGGCGGGAAGGCAAGGCGAACCTGCGAGGGATCAGTGATGGCGTTCGCCTCAAGGAAAGCGATCACCTCGGCACGAAACGCGGCCCAGCTATCGAGCGCGGCCACGGCTTCAACGTTGATGCCATAGGTTGCAGCACCGGGAATGAGGCCGAGAGGCTGGCCGGTTGCGCCGGTCCCGTTCACTACCGCATCATCGAGGGCAACCGCGATTGCCGCTGACATATCCGCACGAATGGCGTTTTCGATGCCTGCGGTCTGTTTCAGCGACTTGCGCGAAAGCACCATCTGCGCCCCGAGATTGTGATCGGGTTTCAGCATCACTTCGCCGGTCTGCGCCGCATTGGCCGTGCCCACGTCCGCAAGTTCGCCATTGGCCCAGCCTGCAACCGCACCGGCAGTCAGGATCGGCCATTCAACCGCGCCAGAGGGGATATTGACCGATGCAACGCCCATCTTCGCTGCCAGCGACTGCGGAAAGATGCGCCCGATCAGATCGCGGGTCTGTTTCGGCTCGACAAGGCCGCTGCCAATCGTCTCGCCTGCGCGCTGCTCAAGAGCGGCGAAGGGCACCGGAACGCCGCGATAGCCGCCTTGCGTGCGCAGTTCGGTGACGACTTCGCTAGTCGCGCCCGAGAGGGATGCGCCCTCGTCAAGATGCAAGGCAACCTGCCGGAGTTCGAAACGGTCCACCAGATCGGCAAACTCACGATCACTGCGGTTTTCCATTTCGGCTCCGGCTTCCCGGCGTTCACCGTCCTCGGCAATGAGCGCGGCACGATAGCGCGTCTCGTTCGAGCGATATTCGGCATCGAGCGTTTCCATGCTGCGGATTTCATCGGGGCTGGCATCAGCCTTTCCGGCCAGCACCGACAGTTCGGAGCGAATTTCTGACTGGCGACGCTGAATGCGAACGGAATCAAGCATTCTAGGCTTCCTTTTCAATGTCATTGATTTTGAGATGGTTTCGGGTCAGTTCGCGTGTGAAGACGCGCCACGCGAGGCGCTCGGGGCCGTTTTCGGTCCTGCGATCCATTTCCCGCTTCGTCTTTGCGGAATGGCAGGAGATGCAGAGGGTCTGGAGGTTGCCCAGATCAAACGCCAATTCGGGATGCGTTCGGATCGGCTTGATATGATCCACGTCCAGACGCGCACCGCGCGCGCCGCAGGCGACACAGGCGAAGCCGTCACGGCGCTTGGCGGCATGGCGAATGGCCTTCCACCGCACGGAACGATAGACGGCAGCGCCTGCGCGTTCGGTGTCCCGCTTCATGCCCATACCGGTTGCCTCGCTTTGGATACGGGCCTAGCGGTCCTGCGCACGCCCTCGGCAATCGCGAGGATGGAAGCGGCAGCGGCATCGATGCGGCCAAGTGAACGGGCTTTCGCCAGCTTGTGATTGCCTGCCGGATCAACCAGCGTGATTGCATCGGCAAAGGCAGATCGCAGCAGCAGCGAGGGAACGGTTTTGACTTCGCCGTCAAACAGGGCGCGCCGGAACCGCTCAATATCCTCGGCACCGTCTTTCCAGCCAAACCCGCGCCAGATGAAGGGCACGCGGCCAAGTCCGGCCTTTGCCATGGCTTCCGTAAACTCGGCATGGCGGAAACGGTCGCCGCAAATGCAGGCAGGTGTTATACCTTCAAGACGGCGCACGACTTCGGCAAGCCAAGGCCCGGTAGGCACCGTGTTCTCGCCCAGCGTCGAGAGTTCACCGCGCTCATTCATCTCGACATAGCGGTTGCCCACACCATCGGACGCGCCGCGATCAGCAAGCCCAGGGCGCGCAGGAAAGCTGCCAACGGCTTCCAACCTGCCGGTTTCGGGCCAGTAATAGGCCGCTGCCGACATGGAACGCGAACCCCCAAGGTCTATGCCAAGGATGCAAGGCCCGGCCCTCTCGGGCAGGTCTTCCGGGTCCACTTCGCCGCTCATCCATTCGTCTACCGTGACGACAACAGATCGGTCTTCGGTTGAGACGCGTTCATTGCGATTGAGGTTGCGAAAGCTGGACAGGGCCGAACCGCCACGAGCGATGGCACGGCGGGCCTGCGCGACCAGCCATTCCGCCGATGCACCGATGCCTTCCGCTGCGCCCGGATTGGCGATCAGCAGGCTTTCCAGATCGTCCGCAGGCAGGCCGAACGGGGGGCGATGTTCCTGCACATAGGTTCCGGGTGGAGGCTCATCGAGCCAGCGGGAAAAGGTGTTTGCATCGTCCGGGGCCGAGGTGGAGATAATCAGCGCCCGGCCATCACGCTTGCCGAGGCCCGACAGGATAGCATTTTCCAGCGTATCGCCCTTGGCCTGCTCCCATGCGGCCCGTTCATCAAGGATGGCTAGGGTAGGCGCGCCGCCGAGAATGGATTTGCCATCGGCTGGGATAACCCGCAGCAAGCCGCCGCCATTGGCCGGATATTCGACCTCCAGCTTCGCCCCGCGCCGGATGATGAAAAGTTCCTGCTCGGCTTCCGACAGGCCCTCAATGAACCCGATGACGAATTGGAACGCCGTGCGCGCTTGATCGCGGTTGCGCGCCGCAAGGATGATTTCTCGCTTGGGCTGATTATCCCAAACGCCCATAAGCGAGCCAAGGCCGATACCCGCCGACAGAGCGGTCTTCGCATTGCCGCGACCAATCGACAAACAGCCGACCATGACGCCGGGCACCATGGCACCGCGCACGAACCGGCGCTGATATTCTGCCAGCACCAGAGGCTCGCCAGCCTTCGGACCTTCGGGAACCCGCAGCGTTTCAAGGAACGCGATGACCGTTTCAGCGATATTTCCCGAATTTTTTTGCGGGAGAGAGAAAGGATCAGCCCGCCCTCCGTGCGCTGTCACCTCCCCCCGTAGGGCCTCCATTGGGACCACTTGGCACGCTTCCTGCTTACGCGGACGGCCTCTTTTGCGCTTCAGGGCGGCCTCGGTCATGCCGTCCTCGCGTGAATTGCATAGTGGATCGCATCGCCTGCCACACTGTGAACCGGCTTGGCTGACAGCAGGGTGTAAGCCTTACCGTCCGCAGTCACCGTGTCGCCAATCTTCGGCTCGACCAGCGCTGCGCCGGGCAGGGCCATTACGCCTAGCAGGTCATCTGCAAGCACAACTCCAGATGCGACAAGTTCGGTCGCGGCATCCGTTGCAATGAACCGCAACGCCTCTGACACGATAACGGACGTCGAGGGCGGGTCCCATGGGTTTTGAGGTGGAGGGCCTTCGGTGAGCCGCGATAGCGTGACATCACCGCCATAGCGGGTCAGTAATCGCGCGTTGACCGATGTAAAATCCATGAACGGATATTACAACATTGCGCAACTTATGGTAAGTATCTCATTCCGTAACGATGCGTAACGATCAGCATCCGCACCGCAGTCGTTTCCCTAATATATATAACTGCGGTGCGGAATGCGGGCTTAAGCCCCGCTTATCCGCCCCCACATCAGTTATCCGCACTTCCGCACTCATTCCGCAGTTGAGTGCGGTGACTGCGGTTCATGGGCAGGCTTGCCGACCTTAAAGGCTGGATACTCTCGACCATCACGCGATGAATGACTAGTTATGCGCTCAAGCGCCTTGTTAGCCGTCCATGTCCTAATCAGCGACGTAACCCGCCCTCGGGCCATGTTTTGCTGAGCATCGCGATCCGCTTTTGTGGAGCCGGGAGCGCCAATATCCAAGCCAAGCGCTTCTGCCACGAGATAGCCCAGCCAGTCCTTGTTTGCGGGGTTCGCTGCAGGGAGCGTTGCGCGCTTTGCGATGGCCGCTTGTACCATTGCAAGATCGTCGAGTTTCACGCCCTCGAATGCATCTGGCGGCGACCACTTTTCGACTACGCCGATTTCGTCACCCCAAGGATATTCAGGCGTCCCATTGTCCAGATTGACAGACGCCATCCGATACCAAGTGCCCAGCCCACCGCGCGGAGACATATTCGCCTTCGCGCCGTCCAGTGATTGAAAGATTCGGACAACTTCTTTCGGCTCAAGTCCCCATTCTTCCTGCCCTCGCTGCGGGTTAAGAGGTGCCAGGACACGGCCAGCGCGGATGCCGTCACGGAATGCAGAAGCGCCACGCCCATCGTTGATGTTCGGATCGTTTGCGTTCGCGGCCTTGTTTGTATGGTGAACCAGTTCGATTGCAGCGTTGGCCTTGTCCGCTACGTCGCGCCAGGCATCGATAACCGCATTGATTGCGCCGTTGTCGTTCTCGTTCACTGCATGACAGGTTACGAAGGGATCAACGATCAGCACGTCAATACGGCGCTCCCGCATCTGCGCAACCAGTTCATCGACAACCGGCTTTGCGACCGTAACGGTCGTACCCTCGGCAGTCGCGATCTTGATCGGCTGATTGCGGCCACTGTCCACGAACAAGCGCCCCCCAATCTGCTCATCAAAAATCAGGTGGTGGATGCAGGCCGCTTCAAGTCGCCGGTCCAATTCCTCGGTCGTGTCCTCACCGCACCAGTACCAGACGCGCAAACCACCCCGGATGTGAACCCGATTGTGCAGCAATTGGCGGCCTGTCGCCATCGCCAGAGCGTCCACCATGACAAGCGACGATTTTCCAATGCCGCCGGGGCTGATTGTGCCGGTCAATACCTTGCGCGACAAATGATAGCCGTAGAGCCATTGACGTGGTGGAGGCAGACTGCGTTGCCAAGGCGTCGGGGCGATTTTGACATGGCCAGCTTCGCCTTCCGTGCCAACAGGATCAACTGCAGGCCACTGAACCTCGTAAGCTGCGGCGTCCGCCTCAATCTTTGCGTCAATATTCATGGTGCGCCGATCTCCTCGGCTTGGTCGGCCACGATCAGCAAGCGGCGCAGATAACGCGTAATCTCGGCCAGCACGTCCGCTTCGGCAGGGGCATAAATCCATGCCGCAGCGCACTCAGTCACCAACCAGCACAGGCTTCGCGCCGTTGCGCTTTCGGTTTGCGTGGCCTTGTAACTGGCTGCATTGCGACAGGTGCGAATGCGGCGGCGCTGCTCGTATTCCTCGGGCGGAAGTTGCCCGAGAAACACTGTCAGATCATCGACCGCATTCATGCCCCGCCCTCCAAAATCGAAAGGCGGCAACCCAGTCTCGTTGAGATAAGGCGCGCTTCGGCTTGGGCATCGGCATAACTCTCGAACCAGATCCGGGCGCTTTCGCGACCGTCAATGTCGGACATGTAAAGATAGCCGCCAATAGGGCCGCCGGGCTGATCGCTTGGCGATTTGCCGATATAAACAACTGACCAGCGCGCGCTCATGCCACAGCACCCCGCGCTTCGATCCAAGTGATGATTTCAGCTTCGCGCCAGTAACGGCGGCGAGAAATGTAAATTGGCTTGGGAAAATTGAGTGTTTCGTCGTTGAGCCATCTCCAGATCGACATGTCACTAATACCGCCGCACAGCTCCCGGACTGCGGCTGATCCGATCAGTTTGCTTTTCATGGTAACGGGTCCTTTATCGTTAGAACCCGTCCTATTAAGTGCATTTGGAATGTGATCGCAAAAGATGTCTTTGGGAATTAAGTCCTCGACTTAATTTCTGCTTCGAAATTTTCGACCAAGGTTAGCCATTCCTCATCGGAATATGAGTCGCCTTCCTCTGCGGACATGGATTCAGTGAGCACTGCGCTCCGTGCTGCAATGCCAAGGGCAAACATCTCACCCCGCTCAAAGGGCCTTATCCGCGCCCTCACAATCTTTTGGTCCTTCATTACCACCGGGTCAGAAGCGGTGGCTTCAATTGCAGCCTGCCTAAGCCGGCCCGTGGGATAATCCCTCATTAATCCGCGCAAGTGCCTCAGGTAAGTGAGATACGTTCGAAAACCTTCTTGCAGGAGCTGCTTATCCGTCTTTTTTGGTCGGCTCTTGGGCCTTTTGAACTCACCTAATAGATGCCCGGCTAGCCAGTCGCGTTCGTATTCATCGAGCGATACGGATGGGTCCCGCAAACGGCTCGCGAGCTTCGAGAAGTCTCCTTCCCGGCCAGCCTTAACCGCCTCCCCGGCAGCCATCGCGTTTGGATCAAGCAGGCGCGAAATATCCATCACCCTGCCTCCGCCAGCCGAACGACATTATCCGGCTTGCCCTCGACAAGCTCCGTCACGAACCGTGCCCACGCCTCAAGCGCCTGCCGCTTTTCGTCAGCATAATCGTGGCGCTGATAGACCGACACGATACCCGCAGCCGTTCCGCTGACATGGTTCAAGCAAGCCTCGGTGACGCGCACCGGAATGCCCATCCGCGCAAGCCCGGTTGCGCAGGTGCGGCGCAGATCGTGCCATGTCCAATGCTCGATCTCGACTGGTTCGCCCGCTTCCTCGGTCGCAATTTCAGCCATCTTGTCGCGGATGTGCTTGTTGCCTTTGGAGAAACCTTGCAGCGGTGAAGTGCCGTTCGTCGAGAATACATAGCTGGCGCTGGTTTTGGGCAGGGCGGCAACCACTTCCAGAGCGGAAGTAGATAGCGGAACGTCATGCGCGCGCCCGTTCTTGGTCCTGTCCGGTGGGAGGCTCCACAGGTCGCCGTCAATTTCAGCGCGCGGCATCTGCGCAACTTCATTGAGCCGCTGGCCTGTCAGCAGTAGGGTCTTTGCGAACGGTCCCCACGGGAAGCCAAGGTTGTCGCCAGCCAGCCAGAGCAAGCGGATTTCATCATCCGACAAAACCCGGTCCCGGCTCACTTCCTTGGCAACAGCCTTTACGCCCATTGCCGGGTTCATGGAGATAATGTCGCGCTCCACGGCCCAATTCAGAAACTTGCCCAAATAGGCACGGACACGGTTTGCCGTGACCTTGCGCCCGCTGTCTGCAATGCCGTCCAGCAGGTCGATAACGTCACGCTTGGTAATGTCGCCAATATCGCGCTCGCCCCATGCCGCGACCACATGCACGTCTAGCGCCCGCCGGACTTCACGCCCGCGTTTCAGGCCTGACAGGTGTCGCTTGTCGAATTGCGCCACAAGCGTTTTCACCTTGTCGCGCTCGGTCGCTATGGCTTCGCGCTGGTCCGCTTTCGCCGCCTTTTTCGCGACCGCTGGATTGCGCCCATGCTCGACAGCTTCAAGCGCCTCGGTCGCTGCGGTGCGAGCATCGGCAACGCCCATCATAGGCCATTTGCCAAGCGTCAGCTTTGCAGGCTTGCCGCCGAACCGATAGCGCAAGGCCCAGGACTTCGCCCCGCTTGGTTGCACAACCAGATACAGCCCGGACAGGGCAGGATTGGGAATCTCGATCCGCTTGGCAGGGTCAGGCTTGATCGCCTCGACGCCCTTTGTTGTCATCGCCCGTGCCAT